CGTTAGCTTATCGGCAAAGTAGAAGATTCTAGTCCTTTTGAGGTGGGTTCGATTCCCACACGAGCCTCAAAAAAGTCACTCATTTGAGTGACTTTTTTTAATATATAATATATGTATAAAGACGTTATAGACATTGAATTTTACTATTTAGAAACAAGCAAATCTATCATTTGGGATATTGAAAATCAATACTTTATATATTATAATGATGACGCTATTAATAATATATTAAATTCTACTACTGTTTTAGAATATAATAAAGGTAAATCTAATAATAGAATATTCAAAAAATTAAAGGGTAAGTTCCAAAGCCACCAAAAGACTGGTATTTTCATTATCTACGAGTAAGAATGAATCAAAGACAAAAACTTCAGCCTCAACTTTACCATCTGGAAATTGCAATGAATTAAAATATTTTTTAGGAAATGTAATTGACAATTCATTTTCATCTATATCACAAACAGTTAATTCCCAAGCATTCTCACCTATGGTTAATTTATGATCTTTAATATTAAGATATAGAATATCATTTTCTAATTCTATTTTTGACATCTTCTTAATTCTATCAAAAACATCTTTTGGTAGGGTAAATTTAAAATCTGCATTATTTTTATCAATTGCAGCTTTAATTTGTTCTATATCGATATCTAATGATGCACCTCTTGGATCACCTCCAATATTATTCAACCTTAAAAATTTATTTTTAATTAAAAACGCATCAGCATATTCTTCATCATTCATTGTAAATTTACAATCAAGTTTTTCTTGATAATCTAAAAAATTTCTAACGTTTGAATCAAATTTTTTACCATTTCTAATTATAAACTTCATCTGTTTTGTTAATTCTTCTTTAAAAGTAAATAATTCTTCAGTTTTAACTATAAAGGATTTAAAGGCATTCACATTTGTCTTCTCACCAACTAATGAGTACATCAATATATTATAATTGTCAACTTTTAATAGTACTTCTTCATCAACGCTAACCAGGTCTTTAATTTTATTTAGAAAGATTTTTAATTGATCATTCGTCATAGAAAACAATTGAGTAACAGTTTGGGTTTTTGCCATTCAAGAATTTGTTTTTATTTTTATATTACTCTGGTTAAAAATAGTTTTAATTAAATTATATATATGTTATGATAGTTAATTTTAAGTTGTTTGAAAATAATCAATATAATATTGGGGATTGTGTTTTATTAGATGGTTCTTATTTTAGTGATGGAAATGAACAAAAAGCAAAAATAATTGAAATTGAACAAAAAACTTCTCTTAGAATATGGTATAATGTTGCAATTATTATTGACAACACAATTTTAGATATGACAGTAAGTGGAGATAAAGTGATCATAAGAAAACTAATTCCTAAAGAAATTGACGAATTTGATTTAAAATATAACTCATTAAAATATAATCTTTAACCTAAAAGGGGCGTCTTAAATAAGGAATATTATTTACAAATGGGGATATATTTTTTGTTTTATTACCATAGACTTTTTGTCTCATAGCTGAGAAATTTCCTGCTTGTGCTGAACCTGATGTTTCTTCTGCAAATTTTTCAACAAATTGTAAAATATCACCATCTAATTCACTAGAAATATACATATCAACAAGATTTTTAAATCCAGAATTATCATAAACGGTTGAAAGTAAAACATTTGTCATAACACAATCATCGTTACCTGTTTCAGCTTTATATGTGACATTACCACCTGGTGTTATTTGTTTACTAAATGTTGATATTTCAGTTATATTTATATCATTATGAATTATCATTTTTCTTTTTTTTACAGCTTGTTGAAATTCTTTATCAACTATTAGATGTTTATCACGACTAAGTTTCATACCTATTTTAGATATTTTATCTTCTTTTCTATGTTTATATCTTAAAAAAACAGCATTAAAAAATTCATTATTTCCTTCAAAAACATTTGGCAAATGTGATAAAAATTCACCGCCATAAGTATTATATTCTAATACAGTTTTAAATTTTTCAGGATCAAAAAATTCAAATCCCAACAAATAAAAAATATGAGCAACTTCTTTAATAGAATATATGTTATTTCTATACATACCTATTTGTTCAAGTTTAAATAAATCATAAATATTTTCAAACATTTCACTATCTCTCTTTATCTCTTCTTTTGTTTTCATTAATAATCTAAAAATATTTAATACTGTATAATCTTGTGCTAAACCTTCAGACAAATCCACAGCTCCCATTATATAATAATCTTTAATTTTTTCCAAATCAAACAATTCTGGTTTATTTGTAACCCATTTTAATGATTCGTATGGAATAATCAATTTCTGATCAAAATGCGGAATTGGCACATAAGTAAATGGTATTGATTTATTCTTCAATGAGTCCATAGTAATTCTATCAAATAACAATCTATCCCCAGTTATAAAATGAAGATCATATTCTTGTTTGAACTTTTCTTCTCCACCTATAAGTTTTGTTTCTTCTTCTTGCCAATTAGTAATAATTGCAATTTCAGGTAATGGTATTCCTGATATCCTCATTTTCCTTATTTCATTAATATATGTCAATTTATCATCTGGATCATATTTTACACAATCAATAACACTATCGCCTTTCTTTTTCTTATAAAAACTTAATCCTAGCTCTCTTAATTCTCTTAATGCTCCAGATTTAGTAAATTTATATTTTTTAAGTTTATTCTGCATCAATTGAATTTGTGTATCTTGTCTACCTGCAACTTGATACCAATAAACACGCATAGCTATATAAGGGTTTTTCAAAGGATCATCAATTTCCTTTTCTGCTCCTACTAATAAATCATGAAATAGATTATATCCTTTTGGTGTTGATGTGATTATAATTTTTGAATTTGATATTGCAGAAACTACTGGAACTATAGCACCATAATAATCTCTAACATAATTATCTGGAATATGTGCAAACTCATCAAGATATAATAAATCAATTGTAAAACCAATAGCTGGCTCTTTTGTTCTATTTTCAGATTGAATTCTTGAATTATTCTCAAATGCAATTGATTTCTCATTCCAATTTACTACACCTTTTTTAAGGAAAAACGGTAATAATCTATAAATATCTTTAATTTTTCTAATTATCTCTTTAACAGTGTTACCCTTATTAGCAACTATCATTGCTCCTTTATCATCATTAAATAACACGAAATGCAATATAACAATTGATGCTGATACAGTATTATGTGATAATATATCATTAGTGTAATATGATGTCTCAGGACCATCTACTGTAAAATCAAACATACATATTTTACCATATAATTTCTTTACAGATTTAACTTTACTCAATCCACTTTTAGTTAATACATAATCATCTTCAGTTAAATTCTTAACAAATTTTGGGGTATGTTCTTCACAATATACAATATGATCATCTGCACATTCTAATTTTTTACCATTTTCTAATACAAGTTCAAATCTCTGCAAAGGAGCAGTTCTATTTATCTCTGATATGGGTGGAAAGCCGTAATCACTTTTTACACTCTTATTTTTAATAGGTAAAATATCAACAATTTTTTTTAATGGATCATTTTCATCAATATCATTATTTCGTAATTCATATTTCTCAATTAATTGAATTAAAAATATTATTGCATTTTTTAAATAAATTCTCATAATTTTATCTATTCACCTTTTCATTATATATTAAAAATCCCATATTCCTAAAATAAAATATGATTTTACACTTTGACTATTTTATATATATAATATGATACTAACAAATAAAGTAAAAATAAACATTACAAGTAGAAATATAACTTACTATAAAAATAAAGGATTTAAAATTAAATTTGGTGACAAACTTGATATTGATATATCTGAATTAAATCCAGGTAGTCCAACAAAAATAAAAGTAAAATGTGACATTTGTGGTAAACCAAAAATAATAGAATATAGATTATATTTAAATAATTTGATAAATGATGATAAATATTATTGTTCTAAATGTAAAATAATAAAAATAAAATCGACAAAATTAAAAAAATATGGTGACGAAAATTATACAAACATAAAAAAAGCAAAATCAACAAAATTAAAAATATATGGTAATGAAAATTATACAAACACCAAAAAAATGAAATCAACGAAATTAGAAAAATATGGTGATGAAAATTATAATAATCAACAAAAAATGAAATCAACGAAATTGGAAAAATATGGAAATGAAAATTATAATAATCAACAAAAATATAAAAAAACTTGTTTAAAAATATATGGTGTCGATAATCCATCAAAATCAAAAAAAATACAATCAAAAAAAATAATTAAAAAAAAACAAAGACTTATCAATCTATACACAAAACATAATTTAATAGATATTGATTATGAAAATTATGATTATATATGTGAATGTGAAAATAAAAAACACATATTTAAAATACCTAAAACAATATTTTATAATAGATTAAAAACATCATCAACACTATGCACAATATGTAATCCTATAAATATACACATATCTGACAAAGAAAATAAACTTAAAGATTTTATAAAAGAATATTATAAAAAAGAAATTTTAATTAATAAAAGAAATATAATTAATCCTTTAGAATTAGATATTTATTTACCTGATTTAAATTTAGCATTTGAATTCAATGGTATTTATTGGCACAATGAACTAAACAAACCTAATAATTATCATTTAAATAAAACAGAAAAATGTGAAAATAAAGAAATACAATTAATTCATATTTGGGAAGATGATTGGGTATATAAGCAAGACATAGTTAAATCTATGATATTAAACAAATTAGGTAAAACACCCAATAAAATTGGAGCAAGAAAAACTAAAATTAAAGAAATTGCTGATAATAAAATATCTAGAAAATTTTTAGAAACTAATCACCTTCAAGGATTTGTAGGATCAAAAATTAAATTAGGTTTATTTTTTGAAAATGAATTAGTTAGTTTAATGACTTTTGGTAAAAGAAGAGTTGCAATGGGCAAAAAGAAATCAAACGAAGGAGAATATGAATTACTTAGGTTTTGTTCTAAATTAAATACAAATGTTGTTGGGGGTGCAAATAAATTATTTAAATATTTTATTAG